GGTTCTATTTCACAAAATGCTAAGTTTTCATATTGCTCACCAAATACCATCTTGGCAGCAAGAGCAAAACCACCTATTCCACTAAATAAATCTATATGTGTAAAATGGTCGGCAACATAACTCGCAACTGTACCCGACACTAAATTATCTTCGGCGTTTTTATTTTTAAGAGTCTTTTTTATTTGTTCTTTCATACTTTTCTTTCTATGCCGTGCGGGTAAGTTGCCACAGCCGTTATAATTTAATTGCTAATATTTTTACAAAACTTGGCTTTATCGGATATCGCTTAAAATTTTTTTCCCTATTGGGGTTGTGAATACAATGCCTTGAGCTTGTTTCTTTTGTATTATAAATAAATCCACACCATTTACATTTACGTTTCATTTTATTCTCGCAATTAAATTATAACTAAGCAATTAATTTGACCGATTAGCTCGGTCTGGTTATTAAATTTAGTTTTCAATTCAAGTTCTTTCATTTTATCTTCAATCACTTTATCAATGTCCGCAAGTTTCACAATAACTCCGACATCAAGCGGACACTTACATGTCGTCCCTGCAATTATTTCTAAATTTTCTGTGGCTTTTATCCCACCACACTTATTACAAGCTTTCATATATTTCTCCTTTTATTTTCGTGCCGTTTATGCAACATTATAAATTTTTCCTTTTAAATAATATATTTCTCATTGTCATCCCCGTAATTTTATATCCTATATTAATCAAATAATTGGGTATGGCTTTTTGAGACGGCAAGATACATTCAGCCAATATCCAGTTGGGATTAAAAGTCATTGTTTTTAATATCTCTAAATCAATTCCGTCAACATCGATATCAAGCAAATCATAATCTTTATAATCTGCGATGCTTATTGTTAACGCTTGTATAAACTTATCTCTTGGTCTAAACAACTTAAACCGTCTAATCTTTCTAATATCAATACAAATTCCACTCCATCCGTTTAGATATAATAGGTAAGTGTTGCTCCCCTTGATCGGTGTGGAACAACCTATGTCTAAATATTTACCGATGTTTGGCAGTTGTGCTAACATCATTTTATCCTCCCCCTCGCTGCTGCCAAACAGATTTATAAATTTAATTATTTTTTTCATATAATATTTTACTAATATATTCTCTTATAATTTGTTTTGCAACAACTCTAAATAACAAACTAACGAAATCTAAGTCTGTTTTATATTTAAGCTTTTTGATGTTCTCACAATTTTTAACACTCGCCAAGTATTCATCAAACTTAGCGGTTAAACCTTCAGCAATTTTTTGCATAACTATTTTTCATTTAAATATCTATAAATAGATTGCCAACCATTTAGTTGGCTCTCTGTAGTCTTTATATATACGATCAGAGATTTATAGTCCGCTTCAGCTTTGTCTTGATTTAACTTTTCGTTAAAGCAAACTCCTTTAGCGACCTTCTCAAGTATAGTCGCTGGCAGTCCCTTAATCTCAATGCCTTCAAATTCACTTATTGTTTCATTGCGAATTTTTAGAATAGTTATCGCAAGTTCTTTGTCATAGAGGGCTATGGCTTCTGCTTTTTTACCGCTTCTTTCATTCAAAAACTTTTTAGCTTTTTCAAGCTCATTGATTTTTTTTTCTATTTCTGATGAGACGGTTATTATGTCCATCATTCCCCCTTTTCGTTTTCTTTTTTGATTTCCAACTTCCTGTTTTCCTTGATTGCTTTTGCAATCCTTTTTTCGTTGGGTTTTAGCTGTGACCACCAATGTTGTAATAACTCCGTTTCCTTTATTCTGCTTACTTCTTCTTTAAAATCTCTTTGTTGCGACCTTTCTTTGGGCGCAGGAATTTCCTCCTGCTTTAATGTCTCTATTTTTTTTGGACCCTGTTCATCTGCCTGTAACATTTCATCATCGCCGTAAACACCGCTCAAATCTTCCGGCGCCATCATTCTTAAAACGGATTCCTCCGCACACTTCTTAATCATTGTTTGCTTAAATCTATTCCAGAAAGCATTGGGTGTACCGTCGCTTTTGCGTTGTACATATTCTTCAAAAGGAAGTTCATCATAATATTTTCCTCGATCTTCAGTATCAATTTCACAAATACCGTATAGGTCATCGCTCCTTTTTTCCACCCATCTTTTGTAAGATTTAATTTTGCAATTCCTTTGCGCAATCACTCGCATTCCATCAATACCAGCTTGTATGGTATAAGAAGCAACCCATTTCCCGAAATTATCTTTTGATTTTCTTTCAACTAAATGTATCTGTCTTAACATTGGGTCGAGCTTTTTCTTTTCACAAACGGCAGCAAAAAAATCTACTTGTGCCTGCGGACAGCTTGCGGGAATTATTTTGTTTAATTCCAGTAATTTTATTTGATCTTCTGTTAATAACTTCATTTCATCTCCTTTCTTTTATATTATTTATCGACTTGTCAATATTTTTTCAACATTAAATTTAACGCCGGGGATTGCTAATGTTCCTTTTGTAGCCTGTGCAACTTTGTTTAAGGCTGATATATTTGCTATTAAGTATTCTCTTGGAATTAAGTTAATATCGATAACCTCTGCACTCCATTGGTCTCTATAACTAACTCCTCTTGGTGTTTCAATCTGCGGCGCAACCACCGGGGCTATTGTCGGGATAACGGTCTCTTTTTGCATTTGAAGCTCTTCTGCTTTTTCTGTTTTCCCGGATGCTTCCGCTCTCGCTATCTTTTCATCAAGTATCTTTTTCTGCCTTGCAGCTTCTGCATCGGCAAGTTTTTGTAAACGTGCTTGTTCTTCCCTTGCCTTGCGTTCCTGCACATTTGTATAGGCAATCATTAAACTTTTAATCTTAGATTCAGCTTTTTCTAATAATTCTAACGGAGTCTTAAACAGCTCCATAACTGTTTTTTTTGCAATATCGATGGGTTTTGTTATTCCTTTGCGCTGTGAATCAAGTTCTTTATATCTTGATTTTACCTCCTGTAATATGGTTGATGCAGTTTCATAATCTGATTGATTAGAAATTACCAATTCTGCTTTTTGGCAAAGTGCCGGAACATCACTTGTTTTTTTTTGTTCCTTTACGGTGTCAATATTTACTAAAATGTTACTCGTTTTAATGTTACTCATTTTACACTCCGCTTATAATTTGTGATTGTTAATGCACTTAAAAATATATTTTTATCATTTATATTTTTGCACTCTTCAACTTTATAGTTATCCTTGTTTAGATATACAAGATATCTTTTTTTAATTTGATCTTTTTTTGTTTTATCTTGATTATAAAGAAGCTCATAACCCGCTGTCTGGATTGAGCTTACTTTTTGTTTAGTCCCTGATTTTATATCAACAAGGGCTAAATCATCCCCTAAGCAACCAACACGGTCAATCCTACCTGCAAATTTATACAATTTATGGAAAAGCATAATCTCAATATATGTCGGTATAAAATCATAATCATTACGAAATTTAACCCAGCCATTTAAGTAACCACTCAATGTTGGGTGAAGTTCTGCAATGTCTAATGTCCCTTTGTCATAAAGCTCGGTTGTCTTATGTACTTTGGTACCAAACAAAGCTTTTGCTTTTAGCACTTCTTTATCAACCCATTCAAGGTTGATAAGCCCTGCTTCTTGTAAGACTTGTGTGACGGAAGGGATTTCAGTTCCGTCTAAAAAATATTTATGGTCTTTTTCGGTAAAATTTTCTTTCATTTTATTTTTTTTGGAGGTTTGTGTTTTTTACACTTAAAAATTTCTCTATCTAATTTATTTATAAGATTATCATAAATCTTAATTTTCCTTAATCTCTATTTCTTTCGGTTCAGGAACAGGAACTTTTTTCAGGAAATTCTGATAAAAATCACAAAGGTCTTTTTCAGCACTCTCGAAACTTTTGCCGCAGCAGTAGTGTTTAATCCCTATGTCAGAGACGCCGCATACCCAAAAAGGATTGTCGTATTGCGGTTGAAATGAATATGTTATTTTAATTTTCATTTTTTCCCCTTTGCATTTTCAATATACCAGGCATTTAAAAGGTGCTCTGGATCGAGCAATATTTGATTGGTTTTTAATAACAGGTTCTCTGCTTTATCCAAATCTCCTTCTCTTTCTAAGAGAAAAACCTTGAATAAGGCAATTTCGTCCTTCATAAGGACGCTTACATCTCGGAGTCTTCGGGATTTGTGTTCTAACTCATCGATCTCCCATTCTCTTCCATTGTTTCCACTATAAAAATCTGTGAATAAGGCAATCTCATCTTCCAGGAGCACATTTGCATCCCAGAGGTTTTTGACCCTATATTGTATTTCACTGATTTTCCATTCCCCTGTATTGCTGCTGGATTTCAGAAGCGCAAACAAAACAACCCCGAGAAAAACACCAATGAAAATTCCTAAAATTAACATAATTATCCTCCTGAGATTCTATTCTCTTTTTTTGTTATGAAGATATTGATTTTATTTGGCAGTGTCGTTTGCGCCGTATCTGGACGCAAGGCATCCCAAATCTGCTGTGGGTGTTTAACTCGAAAAACACCCGCCAAACTTTTTTGTTTAATTCCAAGTTTTTTTAGTCTTGGGTTTAGATTATAATCGTTCATTTTATCTCCCTATTTTTTTCTTATATTTAACTTAATAAAAAAAATATCATTTGTCAAGATAAAAATAAAAATATTTTTGTTTGTTTTTTGTTTTGTTTTTATTATATTGCCAAGAATTATAATAACCAGGAAAGACAAAATAACGCAGTTGCGGTTAAGCGGTTTGCGAACACAAACAATAACTAATAAAAGGAAATGAAAATATGAACACACCAACATTAGAAGAAGCCAGAAAATTAATTAACGAATATGGCGTTGATGAAGATGGGTACATAATGAAAAATATTGAGCAAGATATGGATGGAGATAATAGTATAACATTAAGCCGATATTTTAGAGAATGTATTAACCTTGTTGTAAATGTAGGGATGCAAGCAAATCCGCTTGAACCGCTTGTTATGTTGCGCTCTTTAGCTAAACAACTTAATAAGTGGGCTGATGAAAGTAAATCAGGCGGATGGAGTACACATCAAGTTAAACCAATGCAAGAAAAAGCAGCAGAGATATATCAATTATTAGATAAAGTAGAAAGAATCGAAGCGTCAACATAACGATTTTGTGGCTAAGCTGCTGCCCAGCACAACAATGATTTATAAAAGTAATTAACTAAAAATATTTAGAACACTTAATTAGGAGAATACAATGAACAAGAAACTAAAAACGGGACAACAGACCCAAGAATCCAAAATAGCCGAATGCGAAAAAGCAGCCAGCTTGAGGCACGGGTTATATTTTGATGATCTTAAAAAATACTTCCCTAAAAGTTTTAAGTTAGTTATTGATAGTTTCCAGATTGATGATAGTCTTTTAGAAATACGTTACCATTCAAACGATTGGTTAAGACACGATTTATTTTATTTCTTTGATGCACAAAATATTTATATAGATATATTCACCGATTTTTATATGAATCCAGCAACATTTTGTTATTCAATCAGGCGAAGGAATAAAAACAGAATTACATCTGGCAATATTATATCAAGACCCAAAGCAGAACAGCTTGCATTTGTAAAGGCTTTTGAAATACTTGAACAAAAAATATAACTACTTATTAAGCTGAACTAATTTGATTTTTAAATTAATTATTATATATTTGTAATAGGAATTTGAAGCGTAAAAATGAAACCTAAAACAAGAAAAAAAACAGCCCCTGAGACACAGCCTTTGGCAAACCTATTTGCGCTTTGGATTCCTCTGTATTGACGGGGCTTTTTATTTTGAGATGTACTAATGGCGAACAAAAATCAAGAAAATTATATCGAGTTTCTTAAAACAAAAAAAAGAACTGTAGGAGCTGTTGGTAAGGCTGTTGATCTGAAAGATATAAATTCAGTACTCTTTGATTTTCAAAAAGACATAGTCTATTGGGCTACTAAAATTGGTAGATGCGCAATATTCGCTGATACCGGATTGGGGAAAAGTTTTATGCAGTTGGAATGGGGACGGTTAATGGGTAATAGCTGTTTGATATTTGCGCCATTATCTGTTGGCAGGCAGACCATAAGAGAAGCAAAGAAAATAAATATTGCTGTTAAATATATCAGAGATAAAAAAGAAATTACTAAAAATGGAATTTTTATAACTAACTATGAAAATATAGATAAATTCCAGAATATTAAAATAGATAGTATAGTTTTAGATGAAAGTTCGATACTAAAAGCTATTGACGGGACTACGAGAAAAAAGTTAATTGATTATTTCACAGGCATAAAATATAAATTATGCTGTACTGCGACCCCATCCCCAAACGATTACACTGAATTAGGAAATCACGCTGAGTTTTTAAATATATGCTCAACAGCTGAAATGCTATCAACTTATTTTGTGAATGCAAACAAGGAAAGTGAAAGAGTCACCGGTTCGGGTGAAATAATAAGAATCAAACACTCAAATAAAAATGGTACACAGTGGAGATTAAGGCATAACGCTCATAAAGATTATTTTAGGTGGCTATCATCTTGGGCAATGGCTATAAGGAAGCCATCTGATTTAGGGTACAAAGACGACGGATATGTTTTACCTGAATTAAACATCATTCCATTGATAGTTAGGTCTGATTATGTTCCTACCGATGAGCTATTCTTTTCGGGGTTAAAGGGGTTGAAAGACCGAGCAGCGATTAGAGATTCAAGTGCAATCGGAAAAATTGAAAAGATAAAAGAACTAACAAATAATAAAAATCAATGGGTTATATGGTGTGGATTGGGGAAAGAATCATCATTAGCAAAACAGAATATTGACGGATCTATTGAAGTTAAGGGAAATGATGATGTGGAATATAAATCTAAAAGTTTTGAAGACTTCCAGGATAATAAAATCAGGGTGCTTATTACAAAGGGTAAAATAGGTGGGTTTGGAATGAACTTTCAACAATGTAGCAATATAATATTCTTTGGACTAAATGATAGCTGGGAAATGTTCTATCAATGTGTGCGGAGATGTTATCGGTTTGGACAGAAAAAAGAAGTAAATGTTTATATAATAATTTCTGAATTAGAATTACAAATTTATGAGAACATAAAAAGGAAGGGTGAGATGGCGGAAAGAATGATGAACGGACTAATCGAAGAAGTCAAGGGGTATGAGCTTGAAAAACTTGGTAAAAACAAAAATCTAAAAATAGATTCTAATTATCAAGAGGACACAATCACGACCGATAAATATACTGCTATGCTCGGGGATTCCTGCAAAAGGTTACCCGAAATTAAATCAAAGTCAATTCACCTAAGCATATTTTCACCCCCCTTTGCAGACCTTTATACATATTCAGCAACAGACCGGGACTTAGGAAACTCAAAAGATTGGGATGAGTTTTTTAAACATTATAAATATATAGTCAAAGAATTATTAAGGGTTACTATCGATGGTAGAATTAGTTGTGTTCATACATCTGACATTCCGGCAATGCAGGGCAAAGATGGATATATTGGTATAAGAAATTTTCCTGGCGCAGTAATTAAATGTCACGAAGAAAATGGATGGATATTTCACGGCAGGGCAATAGTAACAAAAAACCCACAAGCACAAGCGATAAGGACACATTCAAAGGCTTTATTATTTGCTCAACTTAGGAGAGATTCAAGTGATTCACGTCCTGCATTATTAGACCATATACTTATTTTCAAAAAACCCGGCAAGCCTGAAATTCCTGTTAATCCAGTTAAAAATGGTGAAGTCGATAATGAGAAATGGATAAATTGGGCAGGTGGTATCTGGACTGGAATAAGCGAATCAGATACTTTACAATATACAACGGCAAGAGACAAGGACGACGAAAAACATATTTGCCCCTTGCAATTAGGGACTATTGAGAGATGCATAAAATTATATTCAAACCCCGGAGAAACTATATTGACTCCATTTATGGGAATTGGTAGTGAAGCATATCAGGCTATTAAGTTTGGTAGAAAAGCAATCGGCATTGAATTAAAACCGTCTTATTTTAGAATAGCAAAACAGAACCTTGCAAATATTGAAAACGAGCAAAATCAAGAAACATTATTTTCTATTTAGTCCAGTTTTGACTTTTAAGTAAAATATTATATATTTGTAATAGAAGCTCGGGAGAACTTATGAAACCAAAATCAGCCCTTTTAAATTGCAGCCAATTTGAGCATCCTTGCTCTGCCTGGGCTTCTCTGCATTTATCTGGGCTGAATTATTTTGAGGATTAAATAATGGCTATCTATCGGCAAATCCAAACAACCTACTGGCAGGATAAATTTATTTTAACACTAACGCCTGAAGAAAAGTTCTTTTATATCTATTTGCTTACAAACAGTAAAACTAAACAATGCGGAATTTATGAACTTCCAATAAAAATAATTGAAGTAGAAACCGGCTATAATCGGGAGACGGTTCTTAAATTATTAAACAGATTTATAGACCATAAAAAAATAATGTATGATTGGGAAAACGAAGAAATTGCTTTAAAAAACTGGTTGAAACATAATAATTATGAAAATAATCCTAAAATACAGAAATGTGTGGAAAAAGAGCTAACAAATGTTAAAAACGAAACATTTTTTGAGTTTATGGGTTTTCCAGATACCCCTTGTATAGGGTATCACAATAAAAACAAAAATAATAATAATAATAAAAATAAAGAAAATAATAATCATATAGATATACATAAACTCTGGATAAGCACATTCGGAAGAAATCCTAAACTACCAGAAGTAGAGGTGACTGAAGATTTAATAACTAAATTTGGGTACAATAAAGTTTACCAAATATTTAAACAAGCTACGCTGGATGGATTTAATAAAATAAAAACTTTAGTTAATTCCTTAGATGAACAAGGAAATATTAAGCCAAAACCAAAAATAGAATGGAACAAAAACACTGGGGTGGAAACAATTGACCACATCTAAACTAAACAGCCCGGAGATTGAAACAGAAATATTAGGAATCATTTTATCTAATTCAAAGTCAATCGAAACAGCAATAGGGTTATTAAACCCGGATTGTTTTTATAGCCTATGTAATAAAACAATTTATCAGGCTATGTTACATCTTTATTCCGAAAACAAACCGATTGATGTTGTCAATCTTTATGAATACGGAAATAAGTCCAGGCTTAAAAATATACTTGCGATAAGCAGTCTGATATCTTCACCACTTATTATGGAAAATCGGTGCAAGATTTTGGTAGAACTTTGGATGAAAAGGCAAATAATAAAATCTTTAAATGAGGCATTAAAAAACGCTAAAGACGAAGACCCTTTTGAATTATTAAATTCAATGAGCGATACTATTTATAGAATTGAAAATCATTTACAGAGTTTATCAGAAGAAAAAACGATGTATAACGATTTAGATAAAGTTTTTTCTGATATAATTAAAAAAATGAGAAACAAAGAGCCTGAAGGTTTAATGAGCAAAACATTTCCTTCATTGAACAACGCAACTGGTGGTATAATGCCTACAGATTATGTTATAATCTATGGAGCGTACAAGGCTGGCAAATCAACAGTTGCTGAACAGATAATGTTAGATGTTGCGTTAAACACTAAGGCTGTAGGACTGTTTAGTTTAGAGATGAGCAAAACAGCATTATATCACAAAGCTCTTTCAATGCGTACCGGGATTGATTATATGAAACTTAGAAATCCAAAACACTTTGGATTAAGCGATGAAGAACTAAAATCATTTGCAGAAAAGACAAGAGAAGTTTTCAGTAAAACAAAAATTTACATTGCAGATAAAATATTTGATATAGACCAAATTATAGCAAAGATGAAATTATGGAAACGCAAATATAAAATTGAACTGTTTGTAGTTGATTACATTGGTCTTTTGGAATCCTCAAGAAATTATGAAAAGAGATATTTGGCAATAGGTGACTTTTCACGGAAAATGAAAAACACAGCTAAAATGCTTGAAGTGCCGATTATAGCGGTTTCGCAAGCTAATGACGATAACAAAACAGCCGAGAGTAAGAACCCGGCACGAGATGCTGATTTTGTAATTTCGGTTATAAAACCATTTGGAACGCCATTAAAAAACATCAAGAAAAAAAATGGCAGTCTTTTCACTTTTGATGAGTCGCATTTTTTAATAACATTAGAAAATTCACGGCACGGATTAAACCGACAAAATTTTGTTGCAGGATTTGTAAACAATAATTTTGTTGAGTTGGATTTAGAAGGTGTTGATGGATGTTTTATTTAAATGAAAAAAGGAGAAAAAAAATGAAAAAACAAGAAAAGAAATACGGTGTACGCTATTACCCGTGCCCGCAAATACTTGAACCACAAAAATTTATCCCCCCTCAAGACCTGGAGGAAATTGATTGATGAAATTAGAAAAATTAAAAAAAATATTAAAAATATGGCAATTTATATGAGTGAAAAGGAAATAAAGGTAGGGCGTTTTCTTTTTAATCAAATTTATCTTGGTGATAGTTTGGATATTATAAAAGATATCCCGACCGCTTCGATTGATTTGATTTTAGAAGATATGCCCCTACCACTGAAGCATACAACAGCGTGCGAATGGGATGTTAAAATTGATTTACAACTTTATTGGGAAACGAGACTTAGAATTTTGAAGCCAGCGGGCGTAGTTATTTTAACAGGTAGCCAGCCATTTACAAGTAAATTAGTGATGAGTAATTATAAGATGTTCTATAAGATGTTTAAGTATGAATTGATTTGGGAAAAGAATTATAGGGGTGGATTTATTTTAGCAAAAAAGCAACCAATGAAATATCACGAAAATATTTTAATTTTTACGGCTGGCGGAAACACTTACAACCTCCAGTTTGAGGATTATGCGGAAACAACAAAAGTAAGATTTAAGAATGACGGCAAGATCAATAGTAAAAAAATGCAAGATGTAAATTATAATAATGAAATACAGGGAATAAAAAGAGTGGCTGCCGAGGTTAATTTAGGAAGGGGAGCATACCCCAAAAGCATACAAAGGTTTAAGGGTGTGCCGAATTGTAATGGATTGCGTAAACATCCAACCCAAAAGCCCGTTGGCTTGTTTGAATATCTTATCCGCACATACACAAATGAAGGAGATTTAGTGTTTGATGGTTTTGGAGGATCGGGTACAACCGCTATTGCTGCATACAAAAGTAAACGAAATTTTATAGTAATAGAAAAAGAAAAGAAATATTTTGATTTAGCTGTGAAACGGTTGGACATCGAACGGGCACAGCACACGATATTTTAATGAGGCATAATGAAAAAAATGGAAACTACAACAAGAATGCATATAGAACTTTATCAACAAATGAGAATTGCTCAACATTTTGATTTTGATACTGGATTTGAACTACTAAAAGAATTGTTTGCAATGCGAAAAAAAGTAGCCGTAGAAATGGATAAAAACTATACAGAAGAATTAAAACAATATTTCCATTATATCAATAATAAAATTGGGTTGTTTTTAGGCGTATAACCACTAATTAAATAGGAGGAAATAAAATGAAAAGACCTATACGAAGTAACTACAAATACTGGACGGGAACAAACCGGTTTAATGAGATACAGTATGCTAATGATTTGGAAAAATATATTTCTGAATTGGAAACAAGGCTGAGCAAGGATGATAAGCTATTAACTGAGAAGTATGAGCCTTACTTTGGCTGGTGCGATGTTAGTGGTTGTAAAAATGAAGGCGCAAGCGGTGGATGTTATTGGAAGGAAACAGGCTACTGGAAGATATGCAGTACACACGGTCAAATGGCGATGGAAGGGAAACCACAGCCGGAAATGAAACTGAGGGCTGTTAAACGAGAAAATAGCAGAAATAAAGTAACCGGGTATTTACCATTAAAACGCCGATGGAAATTTTAACTAAATATGATGATTTTTTAAGGAGGATTAAAAATGCAAATTAAATTAGACGCCGCTGACATTGAGTTTTCAAAATACATTAGACTTAGAGATAAAAGGTGTTTGAGATGTGGCTCACAAGTTAAAATCAATCCCAGAGGTCTCCCGATTTCTCATCAAGCATCCCATTATTTCGGTAGGGGAAAAGAATCTACAAGATTTGATCCAGAAAATGTAGATTGTTTATGTTATGGTTGTCATCAATATTGGGGGTCTGTTGATAGAGAGTCATATAGGGAATTTAAAATAAAACATCTTGGCCAGAACAAATTTAAGCTCTTAACTCTTAGAGCGAATCAAACGGTGAAAAAAGACCGTAAATTGTCTTTAATAAAAGCAAGTGAGTTGTTAAAAACAGTTCGGCTAAAAACTGCAAAGTTTACGGTTAATAAAAATATATCTTATTAAAATTAAAGAGGTGCAAAATGTCAAAAATTCAAAATGTAATTGACCATTTAAAAAGGTACGGTAAAATAAACGGCAAACAAATAGTTTATGATTACCACCTAAACTACCCATCTTGTGTGATTAGGGACATAAGAGAGAGAAAAAACCTTAAAATCAAATCAGTTCCTGTAGCAGGGACTAAGTTTGTTGATTATTGTTTAATCCGAAATACAGAACTTAATGTGAAATTTTAGAATAGAGACGATAAGGTGCTAAGAAATTGTGTAAACCAGAATTTAGGGTTGCACGTTTTGAATTGTGCTATCGGCGCAATACCTGTGGGAACATTATTTGAAAACAAAAGAGGAAGATAAAATATGGACTTCAGCCTGTTTTGCTGATGAGGAATAAACTTATAAATTTAGTGTAAGTTTTTTTCTCCGCAAAAACCCACCCCGTATAAAATTCTGGCAAATTATAGCTCTTCTCAGAGCTATCAAACCAGCCATATTCCCCAAGCATTTCTTGGCTTGTTTGGTAAAAGAATTCGGGATATTCTTTTATCGAAACCCTTTTAACCTTTTTTGCATTTGCTTGCAAAAATTTGAGTTTTCTTTCTTCTAAATTTTTCTTTTCTTCTTCAGCATTTTTAGAAGCTGTTTTTGAAAGGTTTAATTTTTCAAGGTAATCATTCCAATTAGAAGCAACATCACAAATTTCCTTGGCGTTCAAAAAATAAGTTTTCTTCATTCCACCGCCGTAGGATTTTGGCAGTAATCCGGCGTGATGCCATTCCATATTTGGGGTTGCATATTTTATCACCTCCCGGACTGTATCAACATCCAGTCCGGTTGCTTTTTTGAAAAGCTGCGTCGCTTTACCAAGCGTTAGCTTTCCTTCGTCATCACAAGCATCCTCGTGACGGTTGCTTGCAAACTTCCCCTCATTTAACCCTCCCCCGATGTTGAAATTATCGCACCATTCTATTTTGTGATAATTTTCATAAATTTTTTTTAATTTTTCTAATTTCATTTTTTTTAGTTTAAAATAAATAAGGCAGCATAGCTGCCTTATATCACCTCCATTGCACAAATTTGAATGTGGAGGTTTTAACTCCATCTTTTTCCTCAACCACTCTTTCGGTGGTTGGGAAAATTGGTTCACGGCCTGCGTTTGACAGGCGTGAAATTACAGAACAAGTCAAAGAGTACTCTCCTTGAATTGTTACTGTATGCTCGGGAAAATCCTGAGCAATCTGGCAGATCAAGTCATCTGCCAAATCTATTACTGCATCTTTTGATAAAGATGCAGTAATGTCTGGGAACGGAATGTAATCAATTACATCCCATCCCTGTTTCTGATCATCACTCCACTTATCTGGAGGATGATTTGAAATTACTAAAAGCTTTTCTATTTTTTTCATTTTAACTCCTTTTTTATTTAATTTCTTTGTAGGTAACTTTGTTAAAATTACCATTTCTATAACTATATTCTTTTTCCCCCTCCAAATCAATGGTTTTTATAATTTTTATGAGCTCCCCTTTTCTGTAAACGCCGAAATTTTCTAAGGCGATTACTTTATATTTTTTTTCTTGTTTTTTCATTTTAGAACTTCTTTTTTCATTTTCTATTTAATTTCTTTAAACACAATATAACACAAAACAACACAAATGTCAAGTAAAATCGGTATGAAAATAAAAAATATTTTGAAAGCGATTTAAGCGAGGATAATATAATTATACTCAATGTGTAAGGTGGTTATGGGTTAGAATTTAAGCTAAATTCACAACATTTGAGCAAAAATAGCTTAAAAACGCACTTTTTTGGATGATATAATATATGGGCCGCCTCGAGATCGTGGCTTGTAGTGCATATACGCAAGCCGTATATAGCTTGTTTTATTAAAATTTTTGTCTTAAAAAGGAAGGCGAGGCAAAAAGTCAATGTTCGGTAGATATTACCGAGAATTATTTGTATCTTAATTTGTATTTTAATTAAAATTTAATATTTTTGTAAAAAGTAGAATAAGATTCTGCGTTGTTAGTTGTGGTTTGATTTAAAAGATGGAATTAAGAAATTTAATTAAATGATAATGAATCAAGGCTCAAAAAATATGATTGCCGATCAGAAACCTGTACGCCTAAAAGTGAGGCAAACAAAAGAAGAAATAAAAAACAAAAAAAGAATATCAGAAACAATAAAGAAATTTCTGAACAGAAAATTGTATGATTAATTGGAAACTTAAAAAAATAGCGGTTTCCGATTTAAAAGAGAATTCTAAAAACCCAAGAAATTTAACAGTTAAAGGTTTAGACGATCTTGAGAAATCTATATCTAAATTTGGAGTTGCCGAACCACTTGTTGTTAATACTGATTTAATAATTTGTGGAGGACACGGACGCAAAAAAATTTTAGAGAGATTAAATATAAAAGAGGTTGATTGTTATTTTCCTTCAAAGAAGCTTACAAAGAAAGAGTTTGATGAACTAAACATAAGATTAAATAAAAATATTGCAGGAAGTTTCAATTTTGATATTCTTGCAAATGAATTTGAACTGCCGGATTTGTTAGAATGGGGATTTGAAAAATTTGAGTTAGGTATGATTGATGAGATAGGATTTCCCGAATTAAGAGACGGAGACAAAGAACCATTTCAACAAATGACATTCACGCTTGCTGATAAACAGGCCGAAATAGTTCAGGAAAGCCTAAGGGACGCAAGGGCAAAAGAAGATTTTAATTATTGTGAGACTTATCAGAATGAAAACAGCAACGGTAATGCTTTATATTTTATAGTGAGCCAATGGTTGACGTTAAGCAAATAATATTGAAGCCGATAGCATCGAAACCGGCAAACGATTTTATTAAAAAACATCATTACTCTGGTAAGGTTGTTAATAATTCCGTTTTACATTTCGGTTGTTTCTTAGATAATAGGTTGCACGGAGTTTTAAGTTTCGGAAGCAGTCTAGATAAAAGGAAAGTGATAGGGCTAGTCAAAGGCACAAAGTGGAATGAATTTCTTGAGCTAAACAGAATGGCGTTCGATGAAATATTACCTAAAAATTCGGAATCAAGATGTATTGCTATTGCTATAATGTTAATTAGAAGAAACTATCCACACATAAAATGGATTATCAGCTTTGCAGATGGGGTTCAATGCGGGGATGGGACAATTTATAGAGCAAGTGGATTTCGCTTGACTGGAATAAACACAAGTGCGGAATTATTACGGATGCCCGGTGGCGAGGTAAGGCATATGATAGCAATGCACACGGACAAAAAACTTGTTTTTGAGATGAGTGGTAAAATGGCAAGCATAAAAGAACTTGCAAAACATCTAAATGGAGAAGTTATGAGTGGTAGTCAATTAAGATATGTTTATCTAATAGATAAGTCTTGCAAAATCACAGTCCCAATATTACCGTTCAGTAAAATCGATGAAATGGGTGCGGGGATGTATAAGGGACAAAAGAGACAAATTAAATGCGGTAATGTTGTAAAAGAGCATATCTCACCTACCAGTGAGAAGGTGGCAGTGTGATTCTGACCTTACCGCTCCATTATTTAAGATAGATTATGAAAAAACAAATAAAAAAGAAAGTTGGCAGACCAAAAACTTTAATAAATGGAAACAATTCCGGAAATCAAACCAAAAATCAAGCCAGAAATCAAACCAAAAATCAAACCAGAAATCAAACCAAAAACTTAGGTGGTAGACCTCGGATAGTTTTTTCCGAATCTCAATGGAAAGAATTTGAAAGCCTTTGTGCTTTACAATGTACAAAAATAGAAATTACAGAATGGTTTAATGTTGACGACAAAACTTTAGAAAATCTTTTAAAAAAACGCTATAAAAGAGGTTTTTCCGAAGTTTTTGCACAAAAAAGGACTAAGGGATTAGTATCATTAAGAAGACGGCAATTTCAATTGGCAGAGACTAATCCAGCATTAGCCATCTTTTTGGGTAAGAACTATTTAAGCCAGAGAGATAAAACAGAGATAGAGCATTCTGGTAGTCTTGAAGAGCGTATTCGCAATATGACCGAAGAGGATAGGCTTAAACGTATTGCGATATTAAAGCAAAAGATTAAATGATAGCTGATGAGGAGATCCTTGAGTTAGAAGTTCTTTTACAATTTGAAGAAGCTGGAAAGTGTGTCGATGACTTTTACAGATTTTGCGTTTATATGGATGAAGTTTTTTTTACAGAAAAAAAACAATATCTCAGGGATATAGCCATTGCATTACAGGAAGTAGAATCCGGTGGAATAAAGAAATTAATGATTTCATTGCCTCCGAGAGCAGGCAAGAGTTATATTAGTTCTTTATTTTGCGCCTGGCTTATAGGTAAACATCCAGATGGGTCTATAATGCGAAACAGTTATGCTGCAGAGCTTGCAGAGAAATTCAGTTACGATATCAGGGAAATTATAAAATCTGATAAATATTTAGTGATTTTCCCGGATGTTAAATTAAGAAGCGATAAGCACGCTGTTAATGATTGGGCAATTACTAAATCCAAGCAGAGCACTTACTTTTGTTCAGGTGTCGGTGGTGCAATAACTGGCAAAGGCTGTAATTTAGTTGCAATTTTAGACGATCCGATAAAAAATGTTGAAGACGCTTTATCAGAAACAATACTAACTAAAACGTGGCAATGGTATACATCAACACATAAATCAAGAGTTGAAAAAAACTGTCCCGAAATACACATTGCAACAAGGTGGTCGCAAAGAGATCCGATCGGTATGTTGTTAAAAGAGACTGATGAGGATTGGACTACAATCATAGTGCCGGCTTTGAAAGAAAACGGCGAGACTTTTTGTGATGAAATTAAAACGACTGAGGAGTATTTAGAATTAAAAAAAATTACTGACGACTTTATTTGGGAAGCTGAGTTTATGCAGAATCCTATTGAAGCTAAAGGATTATTGTTTTTAGGTTTAAAAAGATTTACATTAAATGAAATTGAAAAATTTGAAAATCCAAATACACCAGAAAGATGGGACGGAATATTAAATTATACAGACACAGCAGATGAAGGAACTGATTACTTAGCGTCGGTGACTGGAAAGATAAAGGGGAGATATCTTTTTATAACCGACGTTGTTTTTACGCAAGAAAGCATTGAGATTACAGAGCCTATGGTTGCTCAGATGCTAATTGAAACCAAATGTGACAAAGCTGTAGTAGAATCTAACTCAGGCGGTAAATCTTTTGCAAAGAATGTAAAGGCTATTATACAGAATGTTAGTAACTGTATAATCAAGTGGAGAGCAAATACACAAAATAAGGAAACAAGGATATTAATGAAGTCCGGGCAAGTAAAGGAATATTTTAGATTTAGAGAAGACTATGAGATTGGTTCTGATTATGACAAATTTATGAGGCAGCTTACGAGTTATGTTAAGATGGGTAAAAACAAACACGATGACGCAGCCGATGCAATCACAGGCCTTGCAGAAGAATTTTTCAAGAGTTCAAGTTTAGAGATATTGAGATAACATATAACAAAATTTAAGAATCGAGCTTAAAATACCTGAGAGATATTTTAGGATTTGAGAGAGATATGGAGGTATAGGGGAAATGAATGGAAGAAATACTCAAAATCATTCCGAGCTATGAAGGATTGGGATGTTATAAATGTGAATCAATAGCAGCTCTCGCTTATAAAAAGTATAAATTAGTGGGAGGTGTAATATGAGTTACCTTACTCAACTCGATCTCATCAAAAACAAGTTAGTCATTGATGGTAAGCTCAATACCTCAGCAATGATTAAAGACCTCATTGAATCTGACCGAGCCAGTGAGGATAAAAAAGAAATGAATGAAGGGGTGAACTACTATAAAGGGGTTCACGATATTACTAAACGCAAGATTTATTATTACAAAAACGGTGTGAAGGTTGTTGACGAAACAAAAACGAATAATAAACTTGTAAATGCTTTCCACAGGCTTCTGGTCGATCAAAAATCCGCTTATATAATTGGTAAAGGAATCAAATTCACAACCGAAGATGAAGACTTCCAGAATGCAATTAATGATGAGCTTAATGATTGGTTCCAAGATATCCTTGCACAATGGATCAAGGGAGCATCAAATAAAGGTATTGAATACGTTCATCTTTTTTTAGATGAAAATGGTAAACTCGATTATACTATAATTCCTGGCGAACAGATTATTCCGGTTTATGATTCGCAATTTCAAAAAGAATTGATGTATATAATTCGTTATTACATAATGGAAGTTCAGAATCAAACATCCGGTAAGTTTGAAATGAGATACAAAGTTGAATGGTGGGACAATGAGAAGGTAGAATTTTTCATTGAAACAGAAAACGGACATTTTATACTAGATCCGGATGAACCTTTAAATCCACGCTATCACTGGATTGAATTTAACACAAACAAAGCAGATGAAATAAAATCTAATTCGTGGGGTAAAATTCCTTTTATAGCACTGCCGAATAATGATTACAGTATTAATGATCTCAAAGCAATTAAAGCCTTAATCGATGTTTACGATATAGTCGAATCTGATTTTTCTAATAACTTTCAGGATTTACAAGATGCTGTTTATGTTTTAAAAGGTTATCAGGGAACTGATTTAGGGCAATTTGTAAATGATTTAAGATTTTATAAAGCAGTCAAAACAGATGAGGATGGCGGTGTTGATAGTATTAGTTTTGAAATTCCTTATCAAGCCAGGAAAGAACTTCTTGATAGAATTGAGAATAATATTTACGAGTTAGGGCAAGGCGTAAATATGAGTGATGAAATAATAGGCAATGCCTCCGGTGTTGCCTTAAGATATAAATATTCAGGTTTGGACTTAAAGGCGGGGAACTTGATTCGTAAACTCAAATATGCTCTTAAAGAGTTTATGTGGTTCTTAACAAAATATATAAATATGCGTGACGGAACGAATTACGATTATGAAGCTATTAGGTTTGATTTTAATTTGTCAATGCTTATAAATGAAGGCGAACTAATTGATAATATTACCAAATCGATAGGCCTGGTTAGTAAAGAAACATTATTGAAAAAACATCCATTCGTTGAAGATGTAGGTAAAGAAATGGTTTTAATTGAAAAAGAAAATGAGGGGAAAATAGATTTAACGATTCCTGATGATAATCAACCTATAAAATAAACATATTTAATGAATGACAAAATATATAATGATAGGATTAGGCAAATTCTTGAAAGGTCAAATAAGATAAACGGTAGAACACTTTTATCATTTGAAAAACAGTTGGTAGAAGCTTATAAAAAGGCACTCAAAGAAATACAAGAAGACATAAATAAGTTATTCCTGAAGTTTGAAAATCCAACCTATGCTGATGTAATTAAATTTAATAGATTAACAAATCTTGAGAAAAACATACACGATGAAATCCAAAAGTTAACCAATGAATCTGTGAGGATAACAAGAAATTCAATTAAAGAATTATTCTCACAAAATTTCTATTATACTGGGTTCGCTTTAGAAAGCACAGGATTAAAATTAGGGTTTGGTTTATTAAGTCCTAAGATTATTGAAGCAGCAATATTAAATCCAATGGACAGGATTAAATGGACTGAAAGATTAAAAGCGAATCAAATCGTATTTGAAAGGCAGATAAAAGAATCATTAACACAGGGGCTAATACAAGGCAAGGGTTATTTAAAAATAGCCAAGACTGTTAAAGATAGGGCTGAAATTGGGGTAGTTAAAGTAATGAGGATATTAAGGACAGAGGGGCATAGGGCACAAAATATGGGAAATCTTCAGGGTTATGGAAAATCAAAATCAGCAGCCAAGAGGTTGGGATTAACAACGATTAAATTATGGGTTCACAGTAATGTTAGAATCCCAAGACCAGATCACGTTGAGATGGATGACCAGCCCGCTAATGATGAAGGTGTTTTTACTTTACCAAGCGGAGTTACAACCGAAGCTCCGGGGCTTTCAGGCGAGCCAAGCGAAGACATTAATTGCAAATGCAGCACAAGATTAGAATTCCAGGGTTTCGGTGAAGGCAAGATTCCGCCGATTATGAGTTTCGATGAATGGATGTCATCAAAGAAAAAATAAATTATGACAGTAATTTTAGGACTTAGTGTTTGAAGCATTTGTAACCTTTAAAAGGTTCTATATTTTGTAACCTTTAAAAGGTTCTGGTTTTGTAACCTTTAAAAGGTTCTATACACTAAATCGATTTTGGAAGTTATGATAAAGGTTATGGTAATTTATAAAATTTATGCAACCATAATTTTATTAAGAAAAAATAAATTAAAATTTGTTTTTTAATAAAAAAAATATATATTAGTAAAAGTTAGACACATAGGGATTTGGTATTTCCACCGTAAAGGAAAGACGTTGTAGCAGACGAACTGCGTAATAATCGTAAACAGAAATAAGGGGAGTTATGAAACTATCAGAAGTTCTTTCTCAGGATGAGTTAAATTTAGTTACAGAAAAATTAGGTGAGGATTTAAAATTAATTGAATCCAAACTTGAAGGTTTAGTGAAAGAGGATGCAAACAGCATTCCTAAATATCGGTTTGACGAAGTAGTCAAGCAAAAAAATGAATACAAAGCGGAAGCCGATAATTTTTCTAAAGAGCTAAATAAGATTAAAAAAAGTGCAGGTGATAATGAGGAACTTGCCTCGAAAATTGAAACGCTTCAAAAATCTTTAAAAGACAAAGAAGCAGAATTTCAAAACAAGGAAACAGAAATCACAAAAAGATTTGCACTTAGAGAATCATTAAGAGATTCACAGGCAAAATTTCCAGACTTGCTTGAAGGTAAATTTAATCTTGATGAATTAGAACTCACGCCTGAAGGTAAGATTAAGGACTTTGAAATTAAATTAACTCCGGTAAAAGAAAAGTATAAAGATTTATTTGGTGAAACAAAAAGAGTAGGTACGCAGCCAAATATGGATGTGAAAAATCCATCAGCTAAAACTGAAATCGAAAGACTAAAAGAACAATTAAAAATAGCTCAAGAAAATTATAAAACCGCCGAAGCTATATCAATAAAAAGACAAATAGCGGAGGCAGAAAAAGGGGAATAAAATATGGCAAATGTAGCAGCAGGGACAGTATGGAATTTACCTAATTATTTAGGTGAAATTTTTACAGCATCGTTTCTACAAACACCTGTTCTATCAATGGCAGGCGGACTCAATGGAGTTAAACAAGTTGATAATTTTGAATTTGCAGTAGATCAAACCTATGCACACGAATCAGCAGCACAGCCTGCAATAACAGAAACAGCATCACTCACAGCACCTACAGCAATTTCCTATGTAAGAGCACAGGACAAAAATGTATGTCAAATATTTCAAGAACAAGTTTCTATGTCTTATGCAAAACTGTCAACAAGTAAAAGATTATCAGGCATAGCAACAGCAGGAGAGACAGTGCAGCCAGTTAGTGAATTAGATTGGCAGATAGGAAGAGCACTGGAAAAAATTGCAAGAGATGCAGAGTACACAATTATACAAGGGGCATATCAAATAGCAACATCGGCATCGGTTGCAAACAAAACAAGAGGATTGAATGCAGCAGCATCTACCACAATAGATGCAGCAAGTGCAACTTTAAGTAAAACATTATTAAGTCAATTACTTAAAGCTATGTATGATGCAGGTGCAGTATTTGCTAATCCAGTTGTGATTGGTAATTCATTCCAGAAACAACAGTTATCAAATGCTTATGGATATGCACCGACTGATAGAACAGTGGGTGGATTAAATATTAAACAAATAGAAACTGATTTTGCTTCATTAGGCGTTGTACTTGATCCTTTCCAGGCGCCAGGTACTTTGTTAGTAGCAGATATGAAATTTGTTAATATAGTTTCGCAGCCTGTTCCGAAGAAAGGACATATGTTCTACGAGCCTTTATCAAAAACAGGTGCAGGTGAATCTGGACAAGTTTACGGACAATTAGGTTTAGACCACGGGCCTGGTTTTATGCACGGGACAATTACATCATTAGCAACATCTTAAATAAGGGGGCAATAAATGAGTTTAATAAATGATATAGGCAACGCACCTACCTTAAGAGATGAAATTGCTTTAAGAGATAAAGCTCTTGCTGGAGATTTAGTTTTTGTAGCAACACCTTCAACAGTAGCACCAGCACCGACATCATCGGCTTGGACACGCACTGTGGTGATAGAATTACAAACAGCAGCTGGAGAAGTTCACACGTGGTATAACAAAGCAATTACAAGCGGTGTTTCAATTGCTGATACTTCAACATTAGGGACAGCGACTATACCATCAACTACTTTGACATTTACAAATGGCAGAGCGTCAGTGGTAGTTAGTGGAGATGCACAGGCTTGGCTTAATGCTGAGACAGACACATTAACGGTAGCTGAAGCCACAATTTTAGGTTATACAGTAACAGCTAAAACATCAGTAGAAACATTCACAACAGCATAAACAGGGGCGGGATAATACTCGCCACTTTTTTGGGAGGTTATATGGTCTTTAGTTTAGATAAAGAAGAATCAGAACGTTACAGTTATCACGTTTATGATCCAAACACATCAAAAATTATAGCAATTTTTAAGGAAGGTAAGTTTGAGACTTCTGATAAAGACTTATGCAATAGATTGGTTGAGCTTGGATATAAACCAGAAAAATTAGAAGAAAACCAGATAGAAGAAATCATTGAGGTTGAAAATCCACAAGAGAAGAAAGCAAAAGGGAAAATAAAAAAGAAATGAAAAAATTATATTTGATTTTAGTTTTAGTACTTGCGTTTTTTAGTTTGTCATTTGCACAGGGGTATTCGACTGCAACAGTTGACAGCGGATTGGTTGTAAGTGATACTCTAACTATTCCTACTGGGAATGTAGTCCGTTCTTTAATTATTCCGGCAAATCTTTCAGATAGCATTAGTATCTATGTGGGTTATAAAGAGAGCGGGGACTTATATCAGCTCTATAATGAAGATGGGACTGCTTATTTGATTGTAGGTGACACAAGCAAGACGATAGCGTATACTCTTCTTTATGATCGTTTAATTCCTTATAGATACATCTCTTTCAGAGGTTCTATTTATGATGATATAACAACAGATAAAAATATAATCATTATTTATAAAGAAGAATAATGGCAATTATTACACAGGCAGAGGTTAAGACTTTACTCCAGATCAGTGTAACGACCTACGATACGCTTATATCTACTTTGATTCCTATTGTACAAGATAAGATTAACAATTATTGCGGCAACTCATTTGTAAAGACTGATATTTATGTTGCGGCGGATACAATAGCATTTGTATCGGGGACTCCAGCTACGATAACAGATTCAGATTCTGGATTTGTTACTGGTGGTTTTACAAATTCAATTGACATATCGGTGGTAGGATCAAAACAGAATGACGGTGTTTATGCAGTTGATACTACTGTTGCTGGTACATTAACTCTTGCAACAGGTGAGACTTTAGTAACCGAAGCAGCTGGAAATGATATAGTTATTACGAGAGTGATATTTCCAAAAGGAATTAAAACGGATGTTGCAGATTATATAGGTTATTTAATGATAACCTCTCACGGGGTTTCAAGTGAATCATTAGGTGATTATTCAGTAACGTATAAATCTGAAAAAGATATTTTAAAAAGATTTAATATTTATAGAGCTGTAAATTTTGAATGATAGCACATATTTATAAACCCGGGATTATTATACAAAGATTCACAAGTGCATCAGATGGAATGGGCGGGTTTACAGATACTTGGGCAACTCACTTAACTATCTCAGGATATATAAGGACTTTATCAGGTGAAGAGAGATTATCAGGTGATAAACAAACTGTGTATGCAACTAATAGATTGTATTGTGAAAATGCAGATATAACAGAAAAGGATCAAGTTGTGGATGATTCAAATACATATCAAATAAAATTTATTAATCAAAAACTTGATTTAAAAAGTACGGTTAGATTTTTAGAAATAGATTTATTGAAAATAAATTGAATATGAAAATAAATTGAATATGAAAATAAATTGAATATGAAAATAAATTAAATATGAAAATAAATTAAATATGAAAATAAATTAAATATGAAAATAAATTGAATATCTGGAATATAAAAGAATATCAGAAATATCTTAACCAGACTATTGCTGATAGATTAGTTGTAGCGGGTGAGCTTATAGTTTCTGTGACAAAAAAAAATATTAAAGGTACTGGTGAGCCGGGTTTGAAAGCTGTTGATACTGGTATGCTTTTAGGTAGTATTGATAAAAGTGAAGTAATAAAAGAAAGTGAAACCGTGCAAAAGATTGTGGTGGGTACACCAACTGAATATTCGCCTTATGTTTTTTTAGGAACTGTGAAGATGAGGGCAAGACCTTCTTTGCAAAGGGCGTTACTTGAGAATGGGAAAAAGATTGAAGAATTATTAGGTAAAGCTGGAAGCACGAAAACAACAATTGAGAAACCGCAATGATAAATGCATTAAAGACTGGTATTTATAATAAAGTTACTTCTGCGGGTTCTTTCAATACTGGTATTGGCGGAAGATTTTATTATGAGGTCGCACCGCAGGGGGTAACGTTTCCTTTTTGTACTTATCATTTCATAACAGAAACTGAAAGTATAGACTCAGCAACAACATATAAAAATCCAGTTATACAATTTAACATCTACTCTAAAACTTCCGGAACAACAGAAGTTGGGAATTTAGAAACTTACTTAAAGGCTTTGTTTGATTATGCAAGCTTAACGGTGACAGGTTATTCAAATATTTTAACAAAACCATTTACGGTAAACCGACTGCCAAAAATAGATGATCAAACAGTATGGCAGACGGTAGTTAGTTATTTAATTTTTTTAGAAAAGAATTAGGGGAAATAAAATGGCAGCAATATCAGGATCGGCAGGTTATGTAACTTATGGGGCAGCGTTGAATATAACCGGGATTACTAAAGCATCTTCAGCAGTAATCTCAGTTGCTGCAACTGCGGGATTTACGGCGGGTGATAGAGTGATCATAAGAGGCGTTGTGGGGATGACAGAAATTAATGGACTTCACGGAACGGTTGTAAGTGTAGTCCTAAATATATCTATTACTGTTAATATCGACAGCTCAGCATTTACAATTTATACTTCGGGCGGGACTATTACACATACAATCGATGTCACTGGTTTCTCTTATACGGAAACAGCACAGGTAGCAGATGTAACAGATTCAAGTTCTACAACTTGGAAAGATTTTACCGCATCTGGGTATAAAGGTTTAGATGGTACATTTGAAGGTTTTTTAAAGTCTGGAATTAATCCGCCATCTTTTGGGTCAGAGATTAGTTTTGGTTTTTATGAAACAGATACGGCGAGTATGACTGGATCGGGTATACTAACGAGTAAGGCAGTAACACTCACAGTTGATGGAACAGAAGCGGTTAAAGTTTCTTATTCATTTAAAGGAACGGGAACACAAACAGAAGTAAATTCATAAATTAAAAAGGGGAATATAAATGGCAACTTATTCAGGAAAAGATGGAGCGTTTAGCTACGGCGGGTCAGACTATCCTTGCACAGCTTGGAGCGTAACTCAAACAGCACAGGTAGCTGACACAACAGATTCAAGTTCTACAACTTGGAAAGATTTCATTGCGTCCGGATTT